CAATTCAGTCCAACAAGCTCAAGGCATGACCTTCGTTGTTATATTCCCCCGTCAATCCGGCAAAGATGAACTCTTGGCACACTTGAAAGCCTATCTCATGTCTTGCTGCGCCTGGGCAGATACAGGCATTGTTGAAGTCAATCCAACTTACAAGCCGCAAACGATCAACGCAATAATGCGCCTCGACAATCGCATGACCATGAACTACATCACACAACCACTATGGGGCAAACGCTCTGATTTCATGCGCACCGTTGGACTGTGTCGTACTTCTTTCCTGTCTGGCGATGGCCAGGCTAATGTCGTCGGCGCTACTGCCAGCCTGCTCATGATCGTCAACGAAGCGCAGGACATTTTACCTGTTATCTATGACAAGAAATTCGAGCCCATGCGCGCTAGTACCAACGCCACGGCTGTATTTTGCGGAACGGTCTGGACCAGCAACACGCTGCTCGCACGCGAAACGCGCAGCGCCCGCTTGCTCGAAGAAAAAGACGGCCTCCAGCGAGTATTTTTTTATACAGCAGACGACGTTGGAAAAATAAACAAATCCTATGCCCACTTTGTGACCAGTGTTGTTAGTAAACACGGCCGTCAGCACCCGCTCATCAAAACGCAGTACTTCTGCGAAGAGATTGACGCTCAGGCCGGCATGTTCAATCCCGCCCGCCGCCTCCTAATGACCGGCGACCAGCCCGCCCACGACCACCCCCTGCCCGGCGTTCCCTGCGCTTTCCTGCTTGACGTGGCCGGCCAGGATGAAGCCCGCATTTCTGATTACGATGCCCCACTCCAAAATCCAGGTCGGGATTCCGTCTCGCTCACCATCGTGGATATGGATCTTTCCACCATCCCTATCCTGCAGGCCCCCACCTACCGCGCCGCCCACCGCCTCCAGTGGACCGGCCAGAACCATCTCACCGTCTTCGGCCAATTCAAAGCCCTGGCCGAAGCCTGGAACCCGCTCTACATCGTCATTGACGCCACAGGCGTGGGCGAAGGGCTTTGGGCGTTGCTGGATAAGACCTTCCCCGGCCGTGTCATTCCCGTCAAATTCACCGCGCCGGAGAAATCGGATATCGGCTATCGCTTCCTCGCCATTATCGAAACCGGTCGCTTCCGTGACCTGTGTCCTGCTGACCCCGTCCGCGCCCAATATGACGCCTGCACGTCAGAGATATTGCCCGGCCCAACCAAGACCCTCCGCTGGGGCGTCCCCGAAGGCACGCGCGCCGAAGGCACCGGCGAGCTTATCCATGATGATTACTTGCTCGCGGATGCTCTTGTCGCCGTCCTTGATCGCATTGATTGGAGTATCCAGACCGACGCCGAAGCCGGTGAAGGCTTTGACCCGCTCGAAAGTGGTTGCGACTTTGGCAACCAAGCCGTAGGAGATTTCCGTTGACAAAAAAGATTGTGCAAACAGCACTGGCCGTCAAAGAAACCGAGAACACCATCACTCTCGGCTCCGCTGCCTGGGATGGCAATTTCCGCGACCGGCTTTCTTACGACCGCAAGAAGATCCTCGAGCAGGCTATCAATACCTGGCGCTCGAACCCCATCGCTCGCCGCATCATCCAGCTCACCACCGAGTTCGTTATCGGGGATGGCTTGGCTTTTCAAACTTCCAACGCTCGCGCTAGTAAATTCCTCACTGAGTTCTGGAACCACCCGCTAAATAACCTGACCGAGCAGCTCCCCGAATGGGCGGATGAAGCCTGGCGCACCGGTGACTTGTTTATCCTGTTCTCTGTGGATGAAGGCGGGATGATCTATGTGCGCGCGCTGCCATCCGAAACCATCGGCGTCATCCAGACCGCCGAGAATGACTACCGTCAGGAATTGTTTTATAAGCGTGACGAGCAGGACGAAAGTCCATGGCCAGCTTTCTCCCTCTCCAAATCTGATTTTGGATTTGGGGAGGGTCGGGGTGGGGCTGTTCTGCATTTCCCGCTCGAGCGCGCCATTGGCGCAAACTTCGGTGAAAGCGACCTGGCCCCTATCCTCTACTGGATCGGCCTTTACCGTCAGTGGCTTGAAGATCGTGCTCGCTTGAATTATTTCCGTCAGATGTTCTCGTTCGTCCTGACCCGCCCGTTCACCAGCCAGGCGGATAAAGAAAAGTACATCCACGACTTCGTTTTCAAACTTCCCAAGAAATCCGGCGGCGTCCTGGCTTTGGACCCGAACGAAAGTCTTACTACACTCTTTCCTAATCTTGCTTCCTTCGAAGCCGGAGCGGATGGCCTCGCCCTCAAGCGCATGATTGCCATCGGTGCAGGCATCCCACTCCATTACCTGGCCGAGCCCGAAGAAAGCACCCGCACCACCGCCGAAGCGGCCGGCACACCTACCTTCAAGCATTTCAAGAACCGCCAGAATTACTTGAGCAATGTCTTGCTAACCGTCTTGCAGACCGTCTTGGCGGTCCGCCATCGCTATGTCTCGAACATACCTGCCGTCGTGGACCTTCACGTCACCGCCCCCGATATCACTGAGCGGGATAATTCCATTCTTGCGCTCGCCGTTCAGCGTTTTGTCACCGCCTTTGCTCCCATCTACAACGCCAGGTTGGTAGATGAGAATGAGTTCATCCGCCTGGTTTATCGTTTCCTGGCGGAAACGCCGCCCGAGAAGATCGGTGCATTTGCGCCGGTCAATATCCGTGGTGGCAGTTCTAAGTTACCAAATGCGGACCTGAATGATCCGCAGAAGGAGAAGGACTAGCCGAGGCGGCTTCCAGCCGCCATCGGCTGCTTCGGCGCCATGAGGCGCCGAAGAGGGGCGGATCGTGATCCGCCCTATATCTCCCGCCAGCACGTGCAGGCCCCCAGCTTCGTGCCCCGCCCGCGTGCTCGCCATGGATTGTAGGGGCGAGTCAATGACTCGCCCGATGTAGGGGCGGCGTTCCGCCGCCCGATTAAGGAGCAAGATGTCAGACGAACCAATCACCATGCAATTGCAAGTCGTCCCCACCGGGAAGGGCATCGAAGTCATCGCCATCACAGCCGGTATCGGCAATGGTTGGATCTTCCAGCCGGCCATCTTGCAAGCCAGTCAATCCCTGTGGGATAAGGCAGAGTGTTATACCGACCACATGCCCGGTAATCATTCCGTGCGTGACCTGGGCGGTATCCTGTCTGATCCCTCATGGGATGATAGCGCGCAGGGTATTCATGCTGTGTTGATGCCCACCGGCCCCGCCGCCCAGGTCGTTCGCGACTTGGCGGAAGCCGCCCTTGCCCATCCGGAACTCCCCATCGGCCTTTCCGCCGACATCCTCATGCGCGTGGACGAGAAGACCGTGCTTGAGATCGTCAAGGTCAAGAGCCTGGATATCGTCACGCACCCCGCACGCGGCGGTAAATTCGTTCGCGTGCTTCAGTCACAAGGAGAACCTATAATGTCCGATCCCATTACCAACCCCATTCCACCTGTTGATCCGACCCCTCCGGCCCCTCCGGCTGCTTCGGCGCCATCGGCTGAGGCGGCTTCGAGCCGCCATCAGCCATATCGACGCCAAGAGGCGTCGATGCAAGGCGCCGAAGTTGATCCTGTTCTGATCAAAATGGAAGAGAACAGTAAGGCCATGGCCAGCTTCCTCGGTGAACAGGCTCGCCAGGCAAAACTCGAAGAATATATCGCCCAAAGCGATAAAGTTCTTGTCGAGCAATGCAAGTACCTGCTCAATTCAGCCCTCGGCGCTTCTCGTTTGCCTGAAGTGACCCAGGCTCGCCTTCGTAAAGCATTCGAAGGCAGCGTCTTCGAGCCTGCCCAATTGCAGACTGCCATCGAAGACGCACGTGCCGAAGTCTCAGCCCTCACCGGCAATCTAGCCGTGCAGGGACCCGGCCGTATCCACGGCATGTCCAGCAGCGAAGACCAGCTCCAAGCCGCCTTCGATGATCTCCTGGGCGCTCCACGTGATGCGGACAAGGTCGGGCTGAAAGTCCCGCGTCTGTCCGGCATTCGTGAAGCCTACCTGATGCTCACCGGCGACTATGATCTCCACGGCGGCTTTGATCCCATCCGCGCGCAGCTCGCCACCACTGCCGATTTCACTGGCCTTGTCAAGAATGCCTTGAATAAGGTCATCGTCGCCTCGTTCGAGAAGATGGGCCGCGCCGGCTATGACTGGTGGAAGGCTATCGTGCGCGCAGAGCACTTCGAGAGCCTGAATTCGATCACCGGCACGTTGGTCGGTACCATCGGTAGCCTGCCCTCCGTGGCAGAGCAAGGTGAGTACACCGAGCTGGCTGTAGGCGATAGCCCTGAGACCGCCTCCTTCACCAAGTATGGCGGCTATCTCCCGCTCACGCTCGAAGCCATTGACCGTGACGAGACCCGTAAGTTGCGCCTGTATGCCATCGAGCTAGGCAATGCCGCCATGCGCAACATTTCCGAACAGATCGCCGCCATCTTCACCACAAGCAGCGCTGCAGGCCCCACCATGGCCGACACTGGCGCGCTCTTCAATGCCACCGCCGTTACCACCCTCGGCGGCCACAAGAACCTGCTCACTACCGCCCTCGCCGCCGCAGAATGGGACGTGGTCGCCGCCGCTGTCTACAATCAGCCCATGCTGATCAAGCAGGCCACCGGCTACTATGGTACGGGTAAAAAGCTGGCTATCGAGCCTCGCTTCTGTCTGGTTCCTCGCGCGCTACGCAAGACTGCCTTCGATGCCTTCCTCAACGCCTGGGATGTGACCGCCACCGTCCACGCCGAGAACTTGCTCAAAGGTACGGTCGTTCCGCTGGTCGTTCCTGAGTGGACCGACGCCACCGATTGGGCTGCCGTCTGCGATCCGGATATCGCCCCGGCCATCATTCTCGGCGAGCGCTTCGGCCTGGTGCCGGAAGTCTATATTGCCGGCCGTGAAACCGACCCGGCCGTGTTCATGAATGACGAGCACCGCTTGAAGGTCCGCCAGTTCCTTGCCCTGTGCGTGGGCGATTTCCGCCCGCTGCACAAGTCGAACGTGGCTGGATAACCATAATTACCCATGGGGAAGGGGCGGACAGTGTCCGTCCCTTCCCACTTGCTGGGCGAGGGTCTCCCGACCCCGCCCGAAAGGAAACCTAAACCATGATTCACAATACTCACTTCTCCCAGTACATCCCGCCCAACGCCATGCACTTTGTCACCGGCACGTGGACGGAAGCAGCCGGTCAAGTTGCAGATACAATCTGCAAACATAAGGCCGCTACAGCCGAGACCTCGGTCATCACCATTCCAATTTTGATCCCATCCAACAGCGTCGCCTTGAATGGCGCCAAGCTCGCCAGCATCGAGATTGATTATGAAGTCCTGGTTGCTGCCCTTACCAGTCTTACCCCATTGGTCAATAAGGTAACTCGCGGTATAGAAGGTGCAGTTGCAGTTGTCGCTGCACAAACCTTTACTCAATCTCCCAATGCTGCCGGATCAATAACTGTAGAGCAGCATAAATTGGTGTTGACCATCACCACGCCTTTCTGGCTTGACAATGATGAGTATGTATTGGTTGAACTCACCGCTGTCGCACCCGCCACCACCACGCTCGATATCCTCGGCGCGGTCGCCAACTTCACCCTGAGAGCGTAAGCGCGCCGTCCTTGATGGCAGAAAGTGAATGGTTCCTATAATGTCCCCCAAGGTTCCCGCCCTGGTTCTTGCACTTGCTGGTAAGGTCAATATGGCCCCCATCGCCTGGAAGATTGACCCTACATCTGTAACGATTGTTTTCGAGCAGGGTCCCAAGATGGTCTTCAATCGTGATCAGGTTTTGGTTGCGGTCGAGCCGGTAATTCATAATATGGAAGAGGCAATTCATTTCGTTAAGTCTGCTGATGGTAAGCCCCTTCCCAAAAGGAAGCCGCGGAAGTGAACCATTCGGAATGGGCAGCCGCCTACCATTCCTACAATCTGTCAGAAAAAACCTTCCAGTTTGGTGAAAAGCTGCCCATTCCTACCCGTCTTCCTGACCCGTTAGGGTTTGAATCGCCCAAAAAGAGTAACCTATGAGCGCTCTTGCTGCTTTTAGAATTTCTGTTCTGGCTTTGCTTTCCGATGCTAGCAATGCCATCTTCAGCAACAACGACGTGGATCAATCTCTGCGTTGGGCGCTCTCGGAATATTCCGCCCGCCGGCCGCTGATCCGCACCTATCAGTTCAGTGTGGACGTCACAACCGGCGTCCACACTCTCCCGGCCGATTTCATCACGCGCCACATCACAAATGTTCAACTTTACGATGAAGATCCTGACAGCATCGTAGAACTTGTATTTTATGCTTATCAGCGTGATGAACAGTGGGTCGTTGAGACCAGAATGGAAATCGCCACTGGAGAAGTCCTGCAAATCTCTTACTCAGCCATCCACACCATTGACGGCCTCGATGCAGCCGCCGGGACCACCGTCCCCGCTGCCGATGAGCCTTTGCTCCATGTTGGCGCAGCCGGCCACGCCGCCCAAATGCGCGCCCTCGACCGCATCGAGACGATCAACATGAACAAGGATGTGGTTCAGATGTATAAACTTCTCGCCGCTGATTACTTGTTCTTCTTCGCTCAGTTCTCT